TGATGCGATATCAGTCGTAAACGGACAGGCAGCCTATACCCTACAAGTAGGGGGCACAAATGTCGCCCCAGAATCAGCTAATCATATGCTGGTGTCACTCAATGGAATTTTACAAAAACCAGGATCATCCTTTACAATTTCAGGTAGTACGATGACCTTCGCCTCGAATTTGGCGACAGGGGATGTTATCGACTTTGTTCAGATATTAGGCAATGTGCTCGACATCGGTGCACCTTCAGATGATACTGTGACCGCTGCTAAATTAAACAATGATGTTATTTCTGGTACTACAGCTCTAACAAGTGAACCAGCAGACACAGACGAATTTTTAGTATCAGATGCTGGAACTTTAAAACGAATAGACTACTCACTTATTAAAGGTGGTGGAATTACAGAAGCTGATTTATGGAGATTAAGTGCTGATACTAGTGCTGGAGGATATATAACTTCTAATTGGGAAAGAGCAGATACTGATGGACAAAATCATCTAGGAACAGGAATGTCAGAAAGTTCTGGAGTATTTACTTTTCCTTCAACTGGATATTATTTAATTATGGCTATGGGTAATCTAAAATTTACTGGTGGTGCACATGACCAAGCAGATTTTACTATTTACTCAACAGAAAATAATGCTGATTATGCTAGAGCTGCAATAGCAAATGGTAGTTCAGCTACATCAAATTACCATGAATCAACAGCTACAACTTTTTTATTTGATGTAACAGATACAAGCAATCACAAATTAAAATTTTATAGTAATGGAAATTGGACTTTAAGAGGAAATACCTCTCAAAATCAAACTCATGTTACTTTTATTAGACTAGGAGATACATAAAATGGATAAAGATTATTTGCAAGATGCATTACATAGTTTTAATTTAGATACTCTAAATTGGTATGGTTGGAAAAAAGAAGATGAAAATGGAAATAAAATTCCTAACGACCAACGAATGACTTATGCCAATATTAAAATTATTAAAGATAGTGCAACAAAACCTAGTGAAGCAGAAGTTAATGCTAAAATTCAAGAATTAAAAGACGCTGAAACAGCAAGAGCAAATGCAAAAACATCTGGTAAAGCAAAATTAAAAGACTTGGGATTAGATGATGAAGAGATCAAAGCATTAATGGGGGCATAACATGTCAATCAATGTATGCAATGACAGATCCATGGCATCGATTACCAGTCTCCCTTCAGGGGTCTCTGGTAGTAGCTTAGTATTGTTAGAGACAACAACTATATCTTCTTCAACATCTACTGTAAGTTTTACTAGCAATATAGATTCTACTTACAAAGAATATATATTTAAATTTATAGATATACATCCTGCATCAGAGTATGGATTTTTTCAATTTCAAGCTGATACAGGAACTAATACGAATTATAATCAAAATATAACATCAACATCTTTTACATCTACAAATAATGAGGGAGATACTGAAGCTATTATAAATTATCAAACAGGATCAGATCAAGCTCAAGGAACAGCGTTTCAACATTTATCAGATCAGTTAGAAGCAGATAATGACAGTTGCTTATGTGGAACTTTACATATATTTGATCCAAGTAATACAACATTTGTAAAACATTTTATAGCTAGAACACAATTTCATCAAGCTGATCCATCTTCAAGAGAATATTATGTTGCTGGTTATTTTAACACAACTACAGCTTTAACTAGGTTTCAATTTAAAATTTTAGGAACTAGTGGAGGTGCTGGTAATAGTAATACTATAGACGCTGGAACAATCAAAATGTATGGAGTTGTGTAATGTCAATTGTAACTTATAACAACAGAAGCATTACAAATATCTCAGCTATACCTGGGGCAACTAAATCGTTAACACATATTAAAACTTTAACTGCTAGTGATGATGCTAATTTAACTTTTACTCATGGAAGTTCAGATGTTGTATTAGATAGCACATATCCAATATATGTTTTTAAATACATTAATATGCATCCAGCTGCAGATTCAAAAACTTTAAAATTTAATTTATCTACAGATAGTTTTTCTAGTGAGGCTACTAAAACTACAACATTTTTTAGAGCATACCATGATGAAGCTGGTAGTGCTACAACTTTAAGTTATGATACTGGAGAAGATTTGGCACAAAGCACTGGTGATCAAACATTAGGAGAATTAATTGGTGGAGATAATGATCAATCAGCAAGTGGAGAACTTAAATTATTTAATCCAAGTTCAACTACTTTTGTAAAACATTTTATTGCAGAAACAAGTTATGCACAACAAGCTGATTATGCTTTTAGAGGTATGATGGCTGGTTATGCTAATACGACATCAGCAATTAACTCAGTAAGATTTAAATTTAGTAGTGCTAATATAGGATCTGGCACAATAAAACTCTACGGAATAAAGGATTCATAATGAGCATAGTTACACTTAATGATAGAGGAGTTAGATCGGTTACAGCCTTTGGGTCAGTTAGTGGTGGATCTATGGTGTTTATTAAAAAGCTGACTGCTAGTTCCGATGGAACATTAAGTTTTGTTGATGGGGCAAGTAGTGTTGTATTAGATTCTACTTACAAAGAGTATTTATTTACATTTAATAATATACATCTAGAAAGTGATGGTAATGATTTTCTATTTAATTTATCTGCAGATGGTGGTTCTAATTATAATGTTACCAAAACAACTACATTTTTTAGAGCATTACATTATGAAAATGATTCTTCTGCTTTATTACAATATAGAACTAATTCTGATTTAGCACAAAGTACATCATTTCAGAACATTACAGAGGGTGTTGGTGCAGATAATGACCAGAGTTTATGTGGTACTTTACAATTATTTAATCCATCATCTACAACTTTTGTAAAACATTTTATAGCAACAAGTAACAGAACACATCATCAAGATTTATCAATAAATGATTTTGTAGCTGGGTATGGAAACACTACATCTGCAATCAATGCAATACAGTTTAAATTTGGATCTGGAAACATAGACGCTGGAGATATTTGCCTTTACGGAATTTTATAACAATAGGAGAAAAAAACAATGCCAAGATATCATAATATAAATGGTAACAGAGTACAGTTTACAGCTGAAGAAGAAGCTGCGAGAGATGCTGAAGAGCAAGCGTGGGCAGATGCTGCCCCTGCTAGAGCTTTAGCTGACCTTAGATCTAAAAGAAATAGACTTCTTGCTGAGACTGATTACTTAGCTTTATCTGATAATACTCTATCTGATGATATGAAAACATATCGTAAAGATCTTAGAGATTTACCTTCAGGTAAAGATACTGTTGCTAAATGTGAAAACGCTACATGGCCAACTAAACCATAATGGCTAAAAAGTTTAAGTCATTTGAAGAAAGACCAAAGCCTAGAAGACGACCACGAGTACACAAAAAATCAAAAAATAAACAGGAGAAGCGTAGCTTCAAGAAATATAATCGACAGGGGAGATAATGACAACACCACCTAAAACACCTGCAACACCTGTAAATACAGTTCTAGATAAAGGTGCTATTGCACCTGCACAAAAAGAACAAACAGGTAGTTCTAAAGCAGTATCACTAATTGATAGCTTATTAACAAAAGCTACTCTACCAGTAGGTACAACTATATCACCTACATTACAGAACGTAGGTGCAAATGAATTAATGGGTACTACGGGCCTTACGGGTACAGCTCAAGCTGCTACACCGACTGCCCCTACAACACCGACTATAGCCGCCCCTGGAACAGTGGCTAGCGTAGGTGCTACTACAGCTACCCCACAAACTGCTGCACAAATGACAGCTGCACAAGTAGGTTCAGCAATACCACAAGCAACTGCTGCACAGGGAACTGTATCAGCTCCTATGACAGCTGCACAAGGAACTATCGCTTCAGATGCTACAGTAAAAGGACAATTAGCAGGACTACAAACAGAAGTAGAAACTGCTATATCTTCAGGTAATCCTTTACCTGTATGGGCTAGAGGTGCTGCAAAAGCAACCGAAGCTGCAATGGCTAATAGAGGTATGAGTGCAAGTTCAATGGCTGCACAAGCATTAGCTGAAGGTATAATGCAAT